TTACACGTAGTGTATGGATTTGTCCTACTGGACCAGTCATTGGTTGAACACCAATAATTTCGTTTGCAATTACAGTTGGCATAACACGTCTAATGATTGGTAAAATAACTTTGTTCAATGTAGCAATATTACCAGCCTGTGTTGCACCCGCTGCCGCACTTTCAACTAGTGCTTGTTTTGTGTTTTCTAAAACTGAGGACATTACGTCACGCTTGTTGCCTTCTAGACCATCTAAAAGTGTTTCACGTGTAGCATCCCAGTTATTTCCTTCGAAAAGATTTTCCATCTTTCTCTCCTGTTTCTGGTTATTATTTAAGTCCAGCCAATTTCTTTAACTGGATTATATTGGCATCGCTACTTTGTGATGTTGCTTCTGAAGTTACTTCTTCAACTCTATCACCAGTATGTTCTGTTACTTTGCCTTCATTTAACGATTGTTTTGCCTCTGATGAGACTGTCTCATTCAAAACTGCAGGTAAATACTTCTTAAATGCAGATTTTAAATTAGTTGTTTTTACTGTTTCAAGTAAGTCAACCATTACTGTACGCTTTTCTTTGCCTAGAGGCGATAAAAGACTTTCCATGACCTTGTTTCGGTCCATTCTGTCTTCTAGCACTTTCTTTGCAGTTGAAACGCTTGAAATGGCTTCTTCTTTTTCAGTAATTGTTGCTTCTAATTTAGCAATCTCGGATGCAGATTCTTCTAATTTTTTAGTAATCTTAGCAACTTCAGTACCTTCACTTAATTGTGAGGTCATAAATTCGCCTGCGAATGTTTCAAAAATTTTACGGCCAAACTCGTTTTCTTTAGCCGCTTGGATGTCCTCTTTAAGAACAGCCAATTCAGAACGTAAAGCAGTATCAATTGTCTTTTCGACCAATTCTGCTGAACGCTTGATAAATGAATTCTTAGTCTTATTAAGAATCTCTTTACCTTCTGCTACCATACGTACTTTAGTTTCCACTAAATCACGCTTATCATCGTGGAATTCCGCAAGTTCACGTGAAAGTTGTTTAACAACGAAATCTTTAGTTCTATCTAAATGTTCGTTAACTTTAGCACGGTCGTCACGTAATTCTTTAACTTCATTTGCTAATTGAGAAGTAATGAATTTTTCAAGGAGAGATGCATGTTCAGAAATTGCTTTCTTATATGCAACACGTTCTGCGATTAGGGCTTCACGGTCAGTTTTGAACTCATCCATTTCAGTTTTGATTGCTGATGAAAGCATGTTATCCATGGCTTCTACAATCACTGATTTGTCATGTTCGAACTTCTGTGCAAACTCTTCACGCAACTCGGCTGTTATCTCCTCTCTTGCTTCATTTATTTGTGCTTCCCAAGCCTCTGATATTTGAGTTGAAACTTCTTCACCTATAATATCAGACTCAAGAAGACCAGCAAGGATTTCATTTGTTGCCATTGTTGGTTCTCCTTCTTCTATTAAAGTTTAAGTTCTCTAATGAACTTAACTATTTCTTTTGACAAGTACTTTTGTGCTGTCTTGTCGTGTTGAACACTCTGTGCTAACTTCCATGTATGAACTTAACTATTTCTTTTGACAAGTACTTTTGTGCTGTCTTGTCGTGTTGAACACTCTGTGCTAACTTCCATGTATCAAAGCCGCCATTCATGTTCATTAATCCTTCGTATATTGCTTTTGGATATGCATCCGGGGCACTTGGCTGTGCCACAATATCAACCGTGATAATTTCATAATTGCTCACTGTGCCACTATTGTCAACTTCACCAGAACCACGAGACGAGACACCTAAAGTGGCACCTGATTCGATTAGTGTTCTGATAATGTTACCCATTGGCGTAGGAACAATTTTTAGTTTACCAAATCCGTCAGCGCCATCCATCCACATATTTTCAATAATATGTGAAACACGGTCAACGTTGACTGTTAATTCAGGTGGATGGTCGCATTCGCCTAAAACTGGAAATCCTTCCTTAATTCTTTGTTGGACTGATTCCACTGCTTTTTGAATTTCGTTCACAGGATACATTCTTTGGTTAGCATTTTTGACGTTACCTTGTACAAAAATACCTTCCATAAACATATTCTTTTCACCTGACTCGTTCTCAACAATACGTGACTTAACGTTTGCTTGATTATGTGTATATTTTTCAATAAGAACTGTCATTGGTTTCTCCTAAAAGAGTTTATTACTTAGGCTTTTTTCGGTGCTGGCGCTTTCTTGTTGCCAACTGTGTTTACATTACCTGTTTTCATATCTTCTGCTGATGCTGAACCGCCTGATGTGTTACCATCGTTTTGTCCAACTGGTGCCGCACCACTTTCGTCTGCGCCGCCATCTTTGGCTACTGGTGAAGAACCTTCTCCATCATCGCCTTCTTTAGCAGTTGCTGGAATAGTATACTCTTCCAACTTCTCTTCTTCTTCTTCGTCTAAGTCTTCAGATGCCGCTTCTTCAACTGGTTCATCAGTTTCTTCTGCTTCTTCGAAAGTTTCTTCAACTGACTCTTCCATTTCAGGCTCTTCGATATCTAAATCGATGCCGTCCATATCCATGTCTTCTTCGCCTTCATCTTCTGCATCATCTTCGCCAGACATAATTTTTTCAAATTCTGCTTCTAGGTCTGATAGTGCTGACTCTAAATCTTCAACTCTGTCTTCGATTTCTTCTTCCGGTGCTTCTTCATCACTCATTTCTAAGTCATCAACAGCCTCTTCATCAGAAACATCTTCGTCATCAAAGATTTCTTCATTTTCAATTTCGTCAGAATCTTCTTCGATATCATCTACCAAAG